GGGGGGGGGCTAGAGCCTGCTAATAGTAGGTCCGTCATCGCGGTGCTCGGCCTTTACGCCGTGCGGAGAGAACCATTCCTTGCGCCAGACTGAAGCCTTGTTGAACGCCGCTAGGCACGCGCCGAGGTAATCCGCAAGGATATAGTCCGGCGTGTCGCTGCAATTTTCGCCGCTGTACTTATTGATCAGGGATGAAAGCTCTTTCTCGAATTGTGTGCTCATTGGGACTCCTTCTCTGTTCGAGAGCGCCAAATGCGTTCGCGCCCACAGAGGGCATCAAGCCACCGACGATTCTCTGACCACGTGCCACACTGCCAGCCAATGAACAAGCCTACGATCAATCCAACTATGAACTTCATTGGGACTCCTTCTCTTCCTTGTACATCTGGTCGGACTACATCAAGGGCGGCCTACCTACATTCCGTCTGAGCTACTGCGTTGAACGTGTCCTGATAGCTCATGTGGTCGTGGAATAGGTGCTTAGCGTCAACCACCTTCATCCCCTCGGGGCATTTAGCTGATAAGCCGTTGAGGAATTCACCAGTCAACTCCTCGCTATTGGAAGCCGACATCAATGGGTGAATTACATCCTTGTGCGCCGGGATTGCCGACGCTGCCATGAGAGCTAAAACCGTGAGCGCATTACGCATTTTCAGCCGCCTTTCTGATTGCTAAATCGCCCATCTGGTCATCATCCTGGCGTAGTTGGGATAGGGCGTGGTCTCTTTCTTCAAGTGCTGCGGTTAACTGGCGCTCGCGGGTGATTTCCCGCATTGATGCCCAGTAGTCGGGATGATCGCGCTTGATACCCTCTGCGGCGGCACGAGCAAAGTCTTCCGGTAAATGCACCAGCGCTGGAAGCTCCCCAGTCTGTACAGATGTGTTGACCTCTGGATTTAGAAGCTTATAGTTCGCCTCTGCGAGCTGTGCCGAGAGACTCCCTATGGTGCGGATTAGGGAGGCTTCTCTCGCCTCGAAAGCGTTTATGTGCTTGTCTACCGCATCAAAGACTTCGCACACCTCGCCAACCGTGGAGGCTACAAGCTTCGGCCTCGCTGGCTCTCTATCCTTCAGAGGTGTGTCTACCTTGGGCTGGGATAGCTTCTCGATCGCGGCATCTACCCTCGCGATGGCTAGATCAATATCGGAGAGGTCGAGCAGGCCATCCTTGAGAAGCTCTCGCGTATCGCAGTCGAGCCATTGACGGACATCAATAAGCACTTGTAGGCCATCCCCCACCCCATCCTCTCGGGCAGCCCCAACCTGTGTGGCCGCGCGCTTGGGTGTGGGTAGCGGGGGATTCGGCGTCCACCCCGGTGGCGGGAGCCATCCGCGATGCTTGCACTCATTCTCGGCATGACACATCATGCATGGTTCGCGCCACGGCTTTTTAGACTCCTCTCGGGCAGCCCCGGAGACAGTCAGCATATTGCGCACATGGTGCGGACAGCCGCAGTTATTGTCTTCACAATCATAGTGGCAGTTCGTCTTGCAGCAGCACTCGCTCATCGTGTCACTCATTACTCATCTCCCTCGGTTGGTGTGGGTTGGGAATCAGGGGAAGGCGGCTGTAGTAGCTTTGTGGCGCGGGCCAGAGTGTCGCGTAGGTCAGCGCTCCATTCTCGTCCGTTGAGCCGCCCAATGGCGCTATCGAGATCGCTTACCAGAATCCTCACCATCTCTCGTAGCTCCCTGATCTGAGCGTTCTCGGGGTGTGCGGTGTGAGGCTTATGTAGAGCGTCCTGCCATAGCGAGTAAAGCTTGTATGCGGCTTCGGGGCCGGTCAAGTCCATGTAGTCCTGCATCCGCACAATGACAAGATTTTCGCGAGTATCCAATGCCAGCTTGATTGCCGCGTCTCGCTCGGCTGTTAGCCTCTCTACTTCTGCGTCACGAGCGTGCCATGTGGCCTTCATGGATACGGTCTGCGCCCTATAGATCGCAGCCTCAAAGTTCCACGGCGCAGGCTCATGCTTATAGGCTTCGTATTGGTCGGGGTAGCTCGCCTTCAGCCACTCTTCAAAGCTCCTTACCGCCTGTTGTGCTGCCATAGGTTCAGTCATTTGGTGGCCTCGTATTCGGCGAGAATCTCTTTGAACTTCGCGTAGGTGCGCCTAGAACGAACCTCGCCACGGTCACAGCGATCTACAAACTCCTGCAACGCCTCCGCCATCCTCTCCAACAATTCAGTCTGTTGTGATGGGGGTTCGCTCTGGGGGGCAGGTACGGAGGCCTGTCTAGCTTCGGATACAACGCCACGAAATTCCGCCACGGCGATAATATCCTCGCGAGATGGGTCGCCCGAGATTGTCACGGGAACCCACTTCTTGCCCCACTCCGCAGTCAAACCGCCCTGCTCGCGGAAGAACTGAGCCGTCTTTACAAAGGGATTCGGCCCCTGAAGGAGCACATAGTGCGTTGGCGGAATTCCGCCGCCTTGCATGTTGCCCGCTGCTTGCTCCCCAGACCGATGCTCGCGCTCAGAATCGACGTGAGTGTAGCTATTGCATCCACACGTGGTCTGATTGCAAGCTCTGGGCATGTTCGCGTAGCTGGCGTGATTCATCTCGTGGTGTCCGCAGATGCAGAAGTCCTTAGGATCGCCACCAGTGGGATACTCCCTTCCGTTCTCATCAACCATTTCTCACCTCATCATTCCAGTCCATAAGGTCTCCCCGCACGCGCTGAAGAAAATGGGCCACTCCCATCCCGTATAGGAATGGCCCAACCCGAACTACTCCTTCGGCTTGTAATCGTGCGGCATAAAGGAGGAAATCTCCGCCCTCGCAGCACAACGCGTGCCGGTCTCAGGATGATCCCCCGCGCCGGTGAATTCGCCCTTGGAGTCCGTGCCGCCCTTCAGCGCCATGATCTTCTTCTGGCCGTAGATGGTGCGGGGACGCTTCTCGCCAGCCGTCGCCGCAGCCTTCTCCGCGTCCTGGTCGCGCAGGACGTTCTGCACCTTTGCGAATCCGATGGGCTTCGACTTCAGAGCCTCGTCGAGTTGCTTTACGTGGTCCAACTGCTTCAGACCGGCGATGGGCTTTCCGGTGAGAGAGCGGAAGGCGTCCCCCACAGCCGACTGGTTGTTGCGATCCACATCCGGCTTTGTAGTCAGCGGGAATCCGGTGAACACGAACTTCCCGTCGATCTTCGGGTTATCAGGGGCGATGATGGTGCCCTTGATTGCCAACTCGAAATGCGGCCTCGTCTCATTCTTCCACTGCGCGGCGCGGTATGGCACTCTCTCGCCTTCATGAAACACCCCGCCATTCTCGAAGGTCATCTGGTAGACGCCATCGGGGACAGGAGGTGCGGGGCGGTTATAGTCGGCATCGGGGTCGAATTCCCCCTCGATCTCGACATCCTGCGATTCCAGACTCTCAAGGTATGAGTCATCGTATGTAAGTTCTGCTGCCATTTTCAGTGTCCTCTCATTCTGTGTGGTGGTTGGTCAAACGATTGCCGAAGTCCTTAGCGCCCTACGGATGCCAGCGTCGCCAGAATCTCTTGATCGATGTCACGTCGATTCAGCTTGGCGTCTTCTGCAAGCTTGGCGTAGATTGCGCGGTCGTCACCTTTGAACACGACCGTTACCTTATCCAGCTCCAGCTTCTTTTTCGCTCCATTCTCTGCCATCATTTCTCCTTTCCATTGAGGTTTAGAAACTCCAGAAACTCCCCAATCCCTTTATCCAGCGTCAGCGGAATGAACCCATTCGGCCACTTCTTCCACATCTGCTGCAACTGTGCGGGCGGCATCGTCACCTTGGCGGGCCATTGCAAGCTCGCCACCTCGGACGGGTGCTTGTTGTACCACGCCTTCACCTTCTTCTGCGCGCCGACGCCTTCGGCCTGGAGGTGGAAGCAGTGATTCACGCGCGAGGGGAGCTTGCCGTTGATCGCTTTCCCGATGGTCTCCGGCCCCAGCGTTGGGCGTTTTATGCCGGAGTCGTCATCCTCCCCCTTCCCCTCCAGCGCGGTGAACATCGTGATATGCACGGGGAGGGATTGGAAGGATTGCAGTAAATCCAGAATCTCCGTATGGCAGTCGGCGTAGTGGTTCATCGTATTGGTCCCCATCTGCTCGCCATCCTCGATCCGGGGAGCTGCGGCGGGGTCACCACTGCGCTGATTCTTCTGCTTTACATCGGACATGAAGGCGGTTGCAAAGCTCGAAAGGCTGTCAATCACAATCGCCCCAATCTCCTTCTCATCCTCTGCGCTCCAAGGACGCCATTTGGTATTGGTCTGATAGCGCGTCACACCGCCCTGAGTCACCGCTGTAGGGGCGTTGATCCTCCCTCCCTCAGGCCATTCCCCACGCCTCAGCTTCCGCATAATCGCGAACGGGTTGTATTCATGCGAGGTGGGAAATTCGAGCGCCTGGATGATCCCGGCGTCCACGAGGTCTTGGGACGGCGACCATAGCGATCCCCGGTCGAGCGCGATGAGGCGCGTCTTCTTTCCGTAGACCCTGTAGACGAATTCGGCGATGTAGCGGGCTTGGGTGGACTTCCCGCTGTCGGACGCGCCGTAGGTCATTATTGAAATCTTGTTAGTCAACATACTTCCCCTTTATGTCGCGGAGCCAGAAGAGTTGCTTCACCGAACAGTAGTCAGTACCGTCCATTTTCTCCACAAAGTCGCGCTCGTTCGACTTCATGTCATCGAGAGCATCGGAGAGGATGTTGACGATACGTTGGGCCTCCTCAACACGCTCCGCGGCAGTCAGCGTGCATTCACTCAGATCGTTGTATCCCATCTCTCAAAACTCCCCTCTTGGATCAACTTGTAACTCTCTGTACCTCAACTCCCAGTACTCCTCCTCCGCGCGCTCATCCACGAGCGATTGCAGAAACCGCTCATACTCGGGATCGGAGAAGCCATCGTCGAATGCGCCCGATGCGAGCAGTAAATCCTGTTGGTCGATATTGGTGTCATTTGGCATTGGGCACCTTCCACTTCTTCTCACTGCGAATGCGGCTAATGTGGCTGCGATGCACACCATACTTGGCAGCTAGATTACGGTTTGAGCCGCCATCAGAACGGATTGCAGACACTTGCACTTCAGACAGCTTGGTGTTGTTACCGCGCCTAATGTTGACGCAGTGTGGGACAGGCTCCATGTGATCGGGCCTCACACATGCTGGGTTTCGGCAGAGATGATCTAAGTCCCGCCCTTTGGGCATCGGGCCATTGGACATCTCATATAGCCAACGGTGTGCAAGCATCTTTTTGGGATGAGCGTACTTCGTCCCATAGCCATACTGATTCTTGCCGCGCTGCCAAATCCAGCAAGGCGTTTTGTAGCCAAGCTCCTGCATGTCGAACATCACTGGATTGCTAGGCTTCGCCATCATCTTCTCCTTCGGGGTGGTTGGCCAAACGTATCTGGTAGAGATCACCGGGTTCTGCGGGCGCTCCATTCCAGCAGATATCAAGAAACTGACACCCCGAAAAACTGTGACACGAATGCGTGTACTGCGGGAACAACTCGTCCAGCGTTGACTCATCCACCTCCTCCAGCGCGGTCGCAATCATCTGCTCTTGCGCGGTCACCTGGCGCTTCCACCGCTCTACCTCATCCGCCCTCCGCTCCACCGGCAGCGCTGACGGGAACACCTCACTCAATGCATCCAAAAATCGGGGAAAGATGGACCGATGGTGGAGGGCATCGATCCACGCTTTGACCCCGCCCGGATAGTCGCGCCAGATCGGCACCAGTTTCCAGCCTTTGCCAAGGCGGGATTCACCGCTCCCGTCCTCCTTGGGATATGCATAACGCCAGCTCCAGTCATCTTCTTCCGGCGTGTCACCCAGCTTCTTCCAGCCGTAGATGAGGTGGGAATTCTGCTTCCACAGGTTGTCCCAGTTATCCTTGCGGCGGATTCCCTTCAGGGCGTACTTGTACAGCACCCCTTCAATCCTCCGCTCCTGCAACTGCTGCAATCCCCAAACCTCGCTCATACCCTGCATATCATGCCGATCCTGCTCCATTGAGCGCTTGTCGTGCTTGGCGCGGGTTTTCCAACTAATGACGTAGAGATCACCGGACGCGCGCTCCCGGACCAGGGCATCGGGGCGGAACATGAGCACTAAATCTTGAGAACCGGTAACAGGTCCGCGTACATAGCTCAGAACGGCGCGGCCTTCGCGCTCTACTTCCACAATCTCAAAGTCGCGGAGGAAGCTCTCGCCCTCATACGCGTACCACCCCCGTAGTAACGCCTCCACCAGCGCGTGCTGCTCCTCGCGGGAATACACAGCATCGGGCGGGTCTTCCCCATCGAATGAAGTCTGCCCATTCAGGGCTTGTGTGAGGAAGAGGAATGCGGTGAGAATGGAATCTTCAATCCCTTTGCCGGAGAGGAGAGCACCGACGCCCTCATGGAATGCGGAGCCGAACTGTAGTGGTAATGACTTCGACTTCCTCTGCAATCCCTTGCCGTGGATGTGGTAGGCGAGGTAACGGCTGCGTGGGCACTGCTGGTAGGCGATAATTCGGCTTCGATCAGTCTCAAACATAAGCGCTCAATCTCCTCTCGATTCCTTCTCTCAAATCGGGGCAATGCAGGGAACAGGCTGTTCGGCCAGTTCAGCAGGAGCAACCCCGCTTATCTCGCCTCAGAGTCGCTGTTGCCTGTTCCACATTACCCAGCGACGGGACTTAGTGTTTCCTGCACTGCCAAGAGAATAGTAGCTACCAAAGCTGTGGATGTCAAGGACTATTTTGACTCCATTCCACAAACCCCTGCGGAACTCTTCCTTCACAGAGCGCGCTCACCTTATCCACCATCCAAGCCGCCTCGCGCCAATCATTCCCACTCCTCCCATGCATCCGCGCGTGATAGCTCCAAGCCATTGAATCTGAGGTGTGTAGCAGCTCCCGGATTGAAGCGTCTGCGAGAGCAGTCATCTTCAGCCCAAAGCCGTGAAGGCGAAGATCGGGACGAACCTGCTTGATCGCCGCCAAAACGCGCCACACCGAAGTCGGCTCTGCGTTCCGCTTGCACACTGATCCCACACCCACCCACGCGCCTAATGCCAGCTTGTTATCGTACTGACGCAAATGGCTTACATACTCCCAAGGCGCAAACCCTTGAAGTACCGGCATGATATATGCGCCTGTGTCGTAGCGCAGTAGTTCATCATAACGATTGATTGTCAGCGCTTGATGCTCGCCCACATTCATCCCCGTCTTCTGAAGGATGAATGGCTCACACATATAGTCCTGCGACACTGCTGCAAGCATATTCCCGTTATCCTTCCAACGCGCGACTTGGTTGGCGTACTCCGCAACATCGTGGCGATAGCGTCCATGCGTTGAGACTTCCGTAAACGCCCCTGAGTCCATGATCCAGTCACCTACCATGAAAGGGCGCTTCCTTCCCCGCACTCGATTCACAGAGATGAAGGAACTGCTGAAGCGATGGGCATCGCTGGGTTGGTGCAGGCCGACAAAGAAGCGCATTCATTTACACTCCGCCAAAGAGTCTCCGTAAGCTGCCTCCGCATCCACCTGGAACCCTCCCGGAGCCATCTCGGGATAGATCAGCACAGTGGAGGGGCGTTCCATTTCGTGCTTTATGTTCTGAATGCACTCATCGCGCAGATCGAGATCGCAGTGAAAAACCATCGAATCGTGAATTTGATTGCATAAGCCATAACGCTCGTCCCATTTCTGCGTGCGGATGCGTAACAGCACATCACGGAAGTGCCCGAACGCGTGTGATGCCGGAAGGAACGCCACCGCCTGCTCCGCCTGCTCCCCCGCCACCATCTTCTGCAACTTCCGATCCCAGTGCTGCACGTCGAAGAAGTGGCGGATCGCGCCGAATTTATTCACTAGTCGCTTGTCCTCTGCGGCTCTGGATCGGACTTCATCCTGGGCTTTTCGCAATCGAGGGAATAGCTGATACACCATCTCCCAAACCAGACGTGCTTCCGTCTCACTCTCGAAATCATCCCGGTTGAGCTGAAAGAGCTTGCGATACCCCATTCCAAACTGAATGCCAAGTATGGCGCGTTTAGCCTTGAAATCACGGACAAACTTAAAATTCTCATCCCTCTTCAACTCCTTGAACAGTTGCGCCATTTCGGCGTCATTCATAGCCCACAACTTCTCCCGCAGTGGATGCTTGAGGAAGTAGCACGTCACGAACGAGTGAATATCAATCCTTGCCAATCGCGCGTAATCGGGGATATTAAAGTCGTGGGCCGTCGTCAGGGCGTGGAATGATTTGAAGTCGAAGTTTATCAGCGTGCGTCCAGAGCAAGCGCGCTGCATCGCATTGAACCCGTATGCTAGCTGCCGTTGAAACAACGTTTTCCCATGCTTCAATCCATTCTGGGTGTTGGGGGAACGAGAGGAAGTTTGCCAGGTCGCGGTCTGAAAAGTGAATGTCGTGTGTACGGCACCATTTGAGGAAGGTCTCCATCCGTCCACGTAAGTCCCTTCTACCTTCGTCAACTGCCTCCGCTGAATCAGCAGGGGGTAGATGGGATGCTTCGTCTTCGCGTACAACCTCTCCAACTCCTTCATCTCCGTTGTGTCGGACGCCTCGTTCGTCGCCGCGTCGATGCGCTTGGAGTGTTTCGGAATCGGGTGCTTCAGATGCTTGATGAACCTCCTCACCTGCAAGCTCGAATTCGGGTTGAACTCGGTAGGAACGGCCCAGCGTGTCAAGACCGATCCAGCGGGCACGATCCCCGTCCCATGACACACGCAGCAGGAAGGGCGTTCTTTCTTCAGGCATGAACATTTCTCCTCCTTCTCAATCGTCACCTCAATCTGCACCATTCCATCAGTCGATTTCGGCGTCCGCTTCAGCCCATTCTTCTGCTTCGTGCTCAGCACTTCAGGCGGCACAAGGGCGCGGATTTCAGCATCCACTCTCAGCCCTTCGCCCTCAATCAACTCCTTCAGCGCCAATCGGCGGGAGTCGTCAATTGGAATTCCCCGCTTCGCCATGTCGCGGAGGACTGGATGCAGCGAACGGAAGTAAGTGCAGTAGCTATCCCAGAGATTCATTACTCAACACCTTCCGCATCCATTCATACACAGTCAGCGTCGCATCCACGTCGATGCACCCATACAACGCGAGATCACTCTCTCCCAGACTCTTCCACGGAAACGGAAACCCGCACATCTGCGCGGCGGCCTGGAGGTTCTTCGGCAAATCGCTCCAGTACGTCCCGAACATCACCATCGCGTCATCCGTCTCGTCTATCTCGACGCCGTTAGCTCGGAGAACCGGATCGTCAAAACTCCAGTTGTTGAATCCAACTTTTCCCACGTTTTGAAACTGGCAAATGACCCGGACGACTTCAACAAATTCGTCGCGAAACGGTAGAGCGATTCCCTCGCCCCTTCGCTGTGTGCATTGGAACAAACGAATGTCACGGTCTGTAAAACTGGTCCGCTCATCCTCATCACTCCTTGTGCTATACGGCGTTTCAATGTCGAATGCGAGCGGTAGGCCGGGATCAAGGCTCTCGACGTAGCTCCAAGCCTCATTTATGGTCGGTGCAGTTCTATATCCTCCACACTCAAAATCATCAACGCCATATCCCCAGGACTTACCGCGCACCAGTTTTCCCGCAGCAACGTGGAAAGCTCGCCGTAAGTCTCGTTGTAGCCAAGGAATAAGGTGAGCGTTTCCTCGCCGCAGAAAAGCCGGATGCGGAGTACCAATGACGGGGATGCCCTCAGCGCAGCCAGCACCGCGCACCACGTATCCATGCGTGTATTCCAGCGTTCCGTAGCGGCCTTTGGGGGGATTGGTGAGCGCTCTATACGCTGTACTTCCAAGGGCGAGAATGGCGTTCGGTTGGAGTTCACTTATAACCCTCGTGAGGTGATTCGTGATGCAGTGTTGTGTCGCGCCATATTGCCACGGCGCGCCCTCAAGCCAATCCTTCGGCGGCCTGCACCGTAGGACATTCGTGATGGCAACCTCCGCCCTATCCACATGAACCTCTCGCATAGCATCAGCCAGAAGTGAGCCTGATTGTGCATGAGGCCGGAACGGTAGCGACTCTCTAGCCTCGCTCTCGCCCGACGCCTCACCGATGAGTAGTAAACGGGTTGATTCATAGCGTTTGCCGACCTCGATTTCAGTAAATCCCGCGCCGATCTTGTGCAGCGCGCATCCTTCACATGACTCCGGCTTGCACACGCTTCGTCCCCTTCCAAATCCATTCACTCTTGGCATAAGGCGTGTTGTGGATGTAGCCGTGTTGCGCCATCACGTCGGCTGCTTCGTAAAGCCGGTCATGTATCTCGTTGACTTCGGCTCGCAGTTCTTCGATCTGCCGGTCGCGCTCTTCGACCTGATCCTCCGCATCCTCCAGCGCGTCAATCAACTCCTCCACAGACATCTGTTCCAGCTTCTCTTCACGCGTCATAATCAATCTCCGTTATATCGAAATGGGTTATTCCAACCTTCAGCAAACCGCTCCCTGATCCCGCGCTCTCTTGCGCTGACTTCAGGAATGGGGTACATATCGTATGATCCCCACCCGAACCAACCCTCCGGCACCCAGATGCGTATGGTATGCCCAACCGCTGCCTGGTGCTCGCGAGCCATGTCAACCACATCCAGCTCGCTCGCGCCCATAGCGTGCCACGCGCAGAGATTGCACTTAGCCTTCGCGCTCCTCACTCGGCACCTCCACTCGCAGCAACCAATCGGGCCGCTCCTCTTCAAACTCGCTTAGACCGTCCAGTGCATCTGCATACATCTCGCGCACTTCGTCGTCGCGAAACATAGGGCTGAAGTCCTTCCCATCTGCGCCGCCATCGCCAGGAATCATGCCATGATCGCCCGCAAGTTCGCCCTCGCCGCAGATTTGACAATAAAGATTATGGTCTGGTGTGAAGATATGGAGTGTCATTCCGGCACCTCCGTGATCCGCAGCGACTCCTCCAACTGCGTCTTCAGCGTTGGCTCAATCATGCGAATCTCCGCCACGAACGCATCCTCCCCCAGCGACTTGTATTGCAGCTTGAACACCATGAGCAGCGCATCGCCGCCCTCTTTGGTTGCGGCACATGGAAGTGCCGCTGACCTCAGCACATCTGCCAGTCTGTAGAAAACTCCATATCCGATTGTCATCTCTCAAAATCCTCCACTGCGATCACAATAGGCGGGAAGGGGAAATATGTCAAGGACTATTTTTGCACCGACTGTTGAAATTGATAGTCCTTGACTCCCCCGCGTTATATCACCTACAGTAGTTCGATGGGAAGAAAAAGAACATGGCACTGCAACACATCCGCGCCCACAGAGATGTGCGCCAGATGCCAGCGCAGACTCCTCGCCCTGCGCCGACACCAGGCGGCAGAACGCAAGCGGAAGGCGGCGTACAGGGCCAAAATCCGCGAGTACAACACTCAATATCAGAAGGAAAGAAGGGCGAGATTGCGTAGAGAATCGGGCCTATAATGGCGCGATGAACCCCACGCTGAGCCGCTAAAAGAAGAAGCCCCGCAGCGACGCGGGGCTAATTACTGTGGTCTCCCATGACCTGAAAGGATCACCCTCGTGAAGCAATCCCAATCAAACATTACCACATCCGCTAAGATTCCCGCGCCGGTCGCGGAGATGCCAGTCAGCCTGAATGTGGCTCTTGAACGCCTGAACCGCGAGTTTTGCGTCGTCTCCCGATTGCCGGGAATCGCTGTCATCCCCACTGCTGACGATCCCGAAATCCACATCTACTCTCGCGGCGAATTCTGCCAAACCATCTGCGCCAACCGGCGCACTGGCGGGCGCGCGGTGGCCGGGGAATGGATGCAATGGCCGCTCAGAAGGGAGGTCAAACGATTGACCTACGCCCCAGGGCGCGCGCAATTCGAGCCGAAGTCAGACGCCCTCAACACATGGATTCCCTCGCCGGTCAAGCCTGCAAAGGGCGATTGCACGCTATGGACGGCTTACATTGACCACATCTTCCAAAGCGATGCAACGCACAAGGACTGGTTCCTCGCGTGGCTGGCGTACCAGTTCCAGCACCCAGGCGTGAAGCTGCACAGCGCGGTGGTGTTCTGGTCGCAGGAGACCGGCACCGGGAAGTCACTGTTTGGATACCTGATGTCCGAACTCTTCGGCTCCCACAACTTTGCCGAAATCAACGAAGCCGAGCTGCACGGCAATTTCAACTTCTGGGCAGCGCGCAAGCAATTCGTGATGGGCGAGGAGATCAAAGGCTCGAACGCACAGAAGCAGGCCGATTTCCTGAAATCTGTCATCACCCGCAGATTCGTCACCATTAACACCAAAAACACCCCCCACTACACTCTCCCCGATTGCATCAACTATTTCTTCACCTCTAATCGCGAAAACGCCTTCTTCCTCGACGACACCGACCGTCGATTCTTCGTCCATAAACTCGCGGATGTGAAGCTGGAAGCCGATTACGTGGAACACACCCTGAAACCGTGGCTCCAGAATGGCGGCTATAGCGCGATCCTCTGGGATCTGCTGCATATCGACCTCAGCGCGCCCCTCGCGTCCACAAGCAAACCCTTCAACCCTTTCGGCCCCGCTCCCGCCACAGGCGCGCGTAAGGCGATGATCCAGGCGAATCGCGAGGAGTGGGAGCTGTGGTGGGATGACTTCCAGACCACGCTCCCTGAGACTCCCGTCGTGCTCACGATGGACGATTTATGGGGGAGGTACATCAAACGTCACCCCCGCCCGCAGGCCACCGTCTACCAGTTCCGCAAGAAGCTGAAACCGCGTTTAACTGAGCTTCGGGGCGGCAACCAAATCCACATCACAGGGGAGGGAAGACAGCGCTTGTATCTCCTCTCAGCACCTCAAATCACCTCTCATAATGCTGAGATGCTGAGATTAAATGCTCTCAGCAATGATGAAATCTCTCAGCACCTGAACGACTGCCGAGAGACGTGCTGAGAGACGCAAGTTGCTGCAATTCCTATGGTTCTCTTCTTTTCTCTCTCTCTCTCAGGAATAAATAATATAAGTACTAGGGCCTATAAGTGTAAAGCGTCCTAGACAGAAATACCCTCATCGGGGGATGAGGGCAAAATCTGCTGAGATGCTGAGAGATTAGCGTGCGATGACGTTCTGAACCCTCTGCAACGCCTCCCCGAGCGCGCCTGCCAGGGTGAGCGCCATAACCACCACCGCGCCCATTACGAACACCGTCTCCCGATCCCGCGCCCATACGCGGGCGCGCTGCATCCGCGTGGGTAGTCCTAAACGATTTCTAAGCTGAAAATCAGTCATCTCTCACTTCCTTTCATGGTTGATGTTGCGTGGGATCAGGCGGGGCATGGTGTCACCTCACTCCCCTATCTCTGGAGAATCGTAAAAATCCGGCACTTCGCGTTCGAGTCCACGAAGGTACTCACGTTCTGAGTACAACTGACCTCGCCGCTCCTCTTTCTCGATGGCTGCTTCAATACAGGCCTTTGTTGTGTGGTCGGCGGTGGCGGCTAGTTCACGCCTTAGCCTACGGATGGTGACTTCATGGTTGGTGGGTCCATCGTAGGCGCGAGGATTGCGACGTAACACTTCTTCGCGGGTTCGCGCTGACGATACGCTGCTAATATCTCTCTTACTCCTCTCACTCATTCAGGGTTATGCAGCGGGTGTTAGTAAAGGTCGTCAACGCGCAGTTCGGGGTGCAGTGTGAAAGCCCAGTGCGCAGCGGCTTCGGCAAGGCAAGCCGCGCCAGTACGTATCCAAGGGAAGTCTCGCACCGTGGCGATGGCGTCAAGGCATAGTGAGGATTGAATCTCAAGCCGCTCCGCCGCTGCCTCTGGCGAAGCTGCCATGAACCGATTACGTGCAATTGCTGTCATCTCTCGTATCTCCTTCACATCTGTACTGCGTTTATCTCCGCTTACAGGAATGACATTACGCGTCACAGCTCCCAATGTCAACGACTATTTATATCCCCGGAATCCACATTTCCACACTCCCCTGTGCAAAAGCGCATCTAATCCTTTCGGTCCCCAAATTCAATGGAGGTAACTACTTTGATAACTCTCATCCTGCTCGTCTTCGCGTTCGTCTTATTCGCCATCGCTGCATTCAACGTCCCCTCGCGCGTCAACCTGATCGCCGCCGGTCTCGCGATGTGGGTTCTTGCTGAAATCCTAGGCCACGTTCCGATTCACTAATTCCTCAGCCGTGATGATGATGTAAGATTCTGCTCATGCCCGCTGGCCGTCCGACTGAGTATCGAGAAGAATATGCCGAATGTCTCGACACGCTCATCGCGAAAGGCGCAACTGACGCGCAAATTGCTGATTTGCTAAAGGTTCATGTTTCAACACTTTACGTTTGGCGAAAAAAGCATCCAGAATTTGACGAAGCCCTAAAAAGCGCGAAAGAGCAAGCGGATCAACGAGTTGTGCAAGCTTTGTTCGACAAGGCGACGACTGGTGCTGATACGACCGCGCAAATCTTCTGGCTGAAGAACCGTCAGAGTGCGGAATGGCGCGAGAAGAGTGAAGTCGCTGTAACTGGTGATATAGCTGGGATTATTGCTGCGCGTCGTAAGCGTGCGGCGCCGCCCGCAGATGACAAATGAAGAGTATCTAGCAACTGCCATCGCAGACTGCTCCCGCGACCCGTCCGAGTTTGTGAAGATCGCGTATCCGTGGGGTGAGCCGGGGGACTTGGCTGACGAAACCGGCCCCTGGGAATGGCAACGCGAGATTCTGAACGATATACGCGTTCATCTCAACAGCAGCTCCCGTTACATTCCCTTACAACTGGCCGTCGCCTCAGGCCACGGCATCGGCAAGTCGGCACTCATCAGCTGGATCACGCACTGGGGAATGTCCACCTGTGAAGACTGCAAGATCATCGTCACTGCTGGCACTGGGAAGCAACTCGACACCAAGACATGGCCTGAGATAACGAAATGGTTCAAGCTGGGGATCAACAAACACTGGTGGGATTGCAAAGCCGAGTCCATCTGCGTCCGCGATAAGCAGCACGAGCGCTCATGGCGGTGTGACGCGATCACATGGTCTGAGCACAACACCGAACCATTCGCAGGCGCGCACAACCGTGGCAAGCGCATCATCATCATCTACGACGAAGCATCAGGCATCGCGGACAAGATATGGGAAGTCACGTCGGGTGCGCTCACCGATGAAGACACCGAAATCATCTGGATAGCGTTCGGCAACCCTACGCAGAACACTGGCCGATTCCGCGAGTGCTTTGGGCGCTTCAAGCATCGGTGGATTGGGCGGCAGATTGACTCGCGCACGGTCCCCGGCACCAACAAGCAACTATTCCAGCAATGGGTGGACGACTATGGCGAAGATAGCGATTACGTGCGAGTTCGCGTCCGGGGCGAGTTCCCTCGCGCTGGAGCAACTCAGTTCATTAGCGGAGAACTTGTGTCAGACGCTCGTGGCCGAGACGTTGGGGATCAGGGAAGAGCTTATAAAGTGCTCTCGGTCGATGTCGCGCGATTTGGAGATGACCAGACAGTGATCGGGATGCGGCAAGGATTGCGCGCCAAGATACTGGCGAAACTGCGCGGACTGGATAACACGCAGGTCGCCATGCGCGTGATGGAGCAGATGATGTTGCATGACGTGCGGGCGGTCGTGGTCGATGGCGATGGCAATGGCGGTGGAGTGGTGGACTTCATCCGCTTACAGCTTGACTCGGGCTCGATGCGCGAATGGCGATTGAAACGCCCATGGTTCCGCTTAGAAGAGTTCCACGGGGGCAACTCGCCGGGAGACACCTTCATGTACTTCAATCGCCGCGCGGAAGTGTGGGGGAAGATGCGGGATTGGCTGGTCACGGGGAGCATTCCCAACGACCCCGAACTGGAGATGGACCTGACGGGGCCGGAATACTTCTTCTCCGCGAAGAATCAGATTCAGCTGGAGAAGAAAGAGGACATGAAGAAGCGTGGGTTAGCGTCCCCTGACACGGGTGATATGCTGGCGATGTCTTTTGCGATTGTTCCCACGGGGATTACACGGGAAGAGGCTTTGGCAGAGCAGATTGCAGCAGTGCAGGAGCGCGACCCAATGGC